TTGGCCGACGACTTCTTGGGTGAGGTTAAGAAACGGTTCAACCTTCAGGGCAATGAAGATCCTACGGATTTTCATCTCCTGTTCCCAGAATACATTCTGACCGGCGTCAAGGGTACGTCGAACGAAGACATGTGGTGTCCAGCGGCGATCAATCACCAGAAGGACGCGTCTCTCTGGGTCCGCTCGACCAAGCAAGGTATTTCAGGTAAGCACGCCGATATCCGTAAGATGGACGACGTTGTGACCAACTCGAACTCGGAAAACGAGGACGCGCGCAAATCCCTCAAGACCAAGATCGATTCTTCGAAGTTCATTGTGGGTGGTCACGGATTCACAGACATTGTTGGAACCCGCTACTTCAGCGGTAAGGTTCCAGATTACTACGGCACTTTGATTGGCGCCGCTACCGAAACCAATCCTCTGAAATACTATTGCAAGGGCGTTTGGACAGTCAAAGTTGGCTTCGAGAAAGTCAACATCCATGACCTTAAAGAGGACATGGTTGATCTTCTGTTCCCCGAGAAGATCGGCGAAGGCTTCAACGAATTGAAGGCCGAACTCGGGACGACCGAGGATGAAGAGCGCCAGTTCCGAAACCAGAAGCTGAACGACCCAACCGATGCTGAAGTTGTAGACCCTTTCAGGATCACGTTTGACATAGACGTGTTGAGGAAGCACGAGTACTCAGGCCTGTATCGGGTTGATCCACGCGCGGAAGGCGACATCTTCGTCACCGGCGACTGGGCCTACTCGGACAACAAGTGGAGCGATTGGTCTGTGCTGGTTGCGGGCCGAACCTACAAGCGCCCGACCGACGGTAAGTGGGGCTTCATTATTCTTGAGGTGAAGTTCGGGAAGTGGAAGTATTCCGAACTGGCTTTCCAGATCGTGATGTTCGCGAAGAAATGGAACCCCAAGAAAGTTATGCTGGAAGAGATTACAGGGGGCGACATCCTGAAAAGGGAGATCGCGTATCGCTGCATGGTTCATGAGTATTCGTTTCAACCCCTCATGATGAAGCCAGATCAATCCAAGGGCGCCAAGAAGAATCGCATCAAACAGCTTGAGATTTTGCTGAACGATGATCTTCTGTATTTCGTTGGCGGCGACTGGATCGAAGAGACCTTCAAACAGTTCGTACAATACAAGGGCGAGAAGAGCACGAAAGCTCGCAAGGACGACATCCCGGATGCGATTGGGTACCTGCATCAGTTCCTTCCGACGACCCTCCCAAGCCCCGAGATGGCGGCCCAGATGAAGGCAGCGCAAGATAAAGCTATGCGGGAACACATGAAGAACGCAATTTTCGGCGGCGGCGGCCAGAGCGCATCGAGCCTCGCGTGGTCCGCAGTTCAAACAGCCGAACAGAAAGAATCACGAAACACCCCGTTCAACATTCCGGGGATCAGGCTCAATAGGGGGAAAGCGTAGTGTATAACGAAGAGCAACTGAACGCAGCACGCGCAACCCTCCAAGAGCGGGTGTTGAACCCTGTCGGCGAAATCCACACAGAGGACATGAAGAGGGACGAAGATACAGGAACGATGTTGTTCAAGGATGCAGCGGCCTTGAAACTCGTTCTTGATGACGCCAATACCTGCGCCACGTATATCAACGTGAACCAGTGGGCATCAGGCTGGACTCTCTCGGACGTGATCTATCAGTCACCGGCGTCAGCCAGTGCCTTCGATGGTGGCAACGTGGCCCAGGCCAACGTTCCCAAGTTCACGGTCAGCAACCATCTTAGTTCCATCGTCCCCAAGATCATGGGCGGAATTTTCTACGAAGATCCTCCGTTCCTTCTGCGTCCCCTCCCTAACACAGATGACGACACAGTAAAGGTCAAGACTGCGATATTCTCCGAACAGCTTTGGGACATGAAGTTCGAAGAAGAAACAGAGCGCATGCTGGATCAGATGGGCCTCTTAGGGACGTGTATCGCCAAGTGGGGATACGTCGAGTACACCAAGAAAACGAAGCGTTACGTTCGCATCGACGATCCCCTGACGATTGATATGCCGTCGGGCCCGCAGCAGCGCGAGACGCCGGAGTCAGACGAGTTCAAGACTGTTCTCGATGACGACCTTGTTTCGCATCCTTGGATCAAGTATTGCGATATCCGATGCGTGATGGTTGACCCCTCGTGCCGCTACGGCGACATCCGCCGCGCGCACTACGTCATCTATCGCGACTACGCAACATGGACTGATTTGGATCACCTGCGCGGCATCGAGGGATACGACATCCCGACTGAGGCAGAGTTGCGGGCGCTTTTCTTGTCCAACCCTTCGACGGGCGTGGACAACATCGCATTGACGCTGCCTGAGGGCATGCGTGGCTATTTGCAGCACGCCGTTCCGCGAAGTTACAAGACAACCGCGGACCCGACCGGGAACGCTCTCGAAATTCTCGAACGGTGGGACAACGAGAAGGTCATCGTTGTGTTGTGCTTTAACGGCCACAACATTCTCATTCGCAACGAAGCCAACCCGTACGGCAAGACCCCATTCCTGAGCGCGAACTGGCGCAACATCCCAGACGCTTTCTACGGACAGGGCCTGGGCCAGTTAATCGGAAGTGATCAGTTGGTTGAACAGGGCATCACGAACATCGCCCTCGACCTGCTCGCTTATGGTTTGCAGCCGACTGCGATTCGTAAGAAAGGCTTCAACACACCCACGCAGAATATTCGCTGGAAGCAGGGCGGCATCATCGACGTTGATGAGGACGTGGACAAGGCTTTCAAGTTCCTGACAATGCCTCCTGTGCCCGGCGAAGCATGGACATTCATTCAGCAGGCCCAGAGTGCGGGTGCTGCGACTTCCGGCGCCAACGAACAGGTTGTGCAGGGCGCGGGCGGTATGGGTAACAAGGCAACAGGTATGCGCTCCGGCACCGGAGCGGCTGCGGTCGTTCAAGCTAACGCATCGCGACTCGACGGCCCGACAGGCCGTTTCGTTCGGCAGATTTTCATTCCGTGGCTGTACATCATGGACGAACTGAACAACGATTGCCTCCCGGCTTCTGTTATGCGGAAGATCGCCGGTCAGGTAATGGCGAAGACTTACAAGCTGGACCAGTTCAAGCTTCGCAACGCGAAGATGGAATACGAGGTTCTGGCTGGCACGAAGCTGGGCGCTAAGAAGGAAATGGCGCAGTTCCTGCCGATCATGTTGCAGATTTTCAACAACCCAACCTTCACGCAGGACTTGGCCGCAGCCGGATACATTTTCGATCCAGTCGCGATCTTCAAGGCCTTCGCGGACGCAGCAGGCTGGAAGTTCTCTCAGGCTTTCTTGAAGAAGATGACGCCGGAGCAAATGGCAACGGCGAAGTCCAACACCAAGGCAGCCCTCATGCAAATGCAGTTGCAGGCAAAGGGCCAGTCTCAACAGGCGCAGTTCGAGCACGAAGAGACGATGGAAGATTCGAAGCAACTCGGCAAGGCCGGGAACGAAGTCCTCCGTCAGTCTATCGAGCAGGCCACTACGCCCGAAGAAGTTCAGGGCGAGCCCGGCGGCACAGGGTTCGGTTCGACGCAAGCAATCTAAGTAGGCAAGAAAGGAAGTTCCAATGGCACGGATGTTACTCCGAGAAATGACGGAACAAGAACAGCTGAACCTTTGGGCCATGACGAAGCATCCTGGTTTCGATGTGTTCGTGGCCCTGATGGATGATGCTGTCCGCGAATCCGCGGCAGATCCTATTCGTCTTGATCCAGTTGGTACCGAGAATTACAGGGAAGTGTTGGAGAGGCTAACGCTAACAGCGCGCGCCACCAATGACTTCTGTATGTCGTTGCGTAGCGCAGTCATGGCTCACGTCAACGCCGCGGCGCAGAAGCAGATGGAAGATGAAGAAGAAGCAAAATTGGACGAAGAAACCGATAAGGTACAAAGCACGATTCGGCTTCTCGACCTGCACGACAATGAACAATAAAGGAGTATCAAAATGACAGTATCACCTGAACTCGTGAAGATGTTTTCTGGCATTCTCGATCCAGCAGTGCCGCCAGTGCAGTACAAGACCCCCGCGATACCTGAGTTGACGTACACAGACGTCAAGAAGATGAGTGGGCAGCAGATGAAGGACATTCTCGCCCACCCGGAAGGGAAGGTCAAGATCGACGAACTCATTGCCGCGGAGATCGCGCGCAAGGGTGCGAAGGCAGCAGACCTGATTGCCGAACAAGCGGCAGCAGATTCCGAGGCAGCTCGTGTCGCGGCAGAAGCAGAGGCCGCAGCGGGCACAGTATTGGCAGAACCGGGAGTAATCACGATAGCAAATATCGCGACACCGACTCCCGAAGAAGAAGCGGCGGCACTGGTGGCAGCGAACGCAGAGGTAGCGCGTGTTGCAGCCGAAGCCGAGGCGTCTCGGGTAGCGGCGGAAGCGGCAGTCAAAGCTCTTCAGGCAGCTGAAGCGGCCAAGACCCCGACGCGGCACGTCTACGACTACCAAGTGCGCGATGCCGACGGCAATCCGATTGGAAACAAGACTCACCTCGAAGCATCTTCGGCTGAAGAGTTGGAAGCCAAGAAGCAGGAATCGTATCGGCAAGCAGTTCTGGCGATTGATCGGCTGAAGAAGCAGAAGCCGGTTTTCCGCGACCCAGCCCCCGTTGAGATTACTCAAGCGGAGATTGACGAAGCGGCGGTGAACCTCACGTCCGAAGACCCCAAGATCCGCACGGCAGCGGTTACGAAGATCGCGGCGTCAGCAACACAGAAGGAGTCCGCAGCCGCAAGAGAGGCTGTCAGACTCGCCGAGGAAGAGAAACAGAGTTTCATATTCTTGCGGAACAACGTGGTCAACGCAAGCAACTACAACAACTGTGAGGCCAACAACAACATGTTGGCGAAGTTCCTTGTGGACAACAACCTCAAGTGGACGGCAGAAAATCTTGAAATTGCATTAGGGAACCTCGAACCACAATTGGCGCCCGTCATTCAACGGTACGCCCCAGCAGCACCAGTATCTGAACCGCCAGCGGCCAATCCCGCACCGGCTGTTCAACCCGTTGCAACCGCTACGGCGGTACCAGCAGCGGCGCCAGCAGCGCCAGTCGCACCGGCCTCAACTCCGGCAGTGGCTGTTCCTGCGGCACCCGCAGCGCCAGCAGTCGCAGCCACTAATCCGGCAGCGGCGGCACCGGCGAAGCGTCCTGGGGTCAACGCAGGCCTTATTCCAGGCACGACTCTCACGGGAGTCGCACCTGTTCCTAAGTCCGCGGCACAGACCCGAACGGATTTGATCAAAGAACTGAGAACGATGTCGTCAGACGAGATGAAGCGTAGACACAAATTAGATCCAAAGTTCTACGACAAAATCAACGCTCTGTTGGCAAAGAAATAAGTTCACGGTCAGTTTCGTAAGTAGAGGACACCATGAGTGGACCGACACCCTCAGCATCTAACGTCGGAAACGTTCTGACGGCTCAGGCAATTCTGTTTGACAAAGAATTGATCCCGAACCTGAAGGGCGAAACCGATGCTTTCGTAACAATGGCAGAACGACGCGTGCAGCCGCTTCACATGGGCATCAACCGCACGTTCTTCCAATACAACACCCTCGCAGGCGATACGTCTCAGTCTGCCGACGGCGTTGTGGGTTCTCCGATGGAGATCACCCAGATCAGTTCCCCCGCGCAAGTCGGCGAGTGGAACAACTACTCCAACTTCAGCTCGTTCGCCATTGCTTCGGCAATCGATGAGTTGGTTGGAAATAGCGCAGTGGAACTCGGATACCAGGCTGGACAGAGCATTTCCGAACTGTACAGCACGGTGTTGGATTCCGCCGCGGCAGTGGATTCAACGGTCAACCAGAGTGGTTTGCTGGCGGCTCCGTTTACCCTTGATCTCGCAACGATCCGCGAGATGAAGCAGCAGCTCGTCAGCAATGACGTTCTGCCCTGCAAGAAAGGCAAGTTCATGGGCGCGATCAGCCCGAACGTGTTGGGCGACATCTACAACGCGACGACAGTTAATAACTCCATCGTCGATCTGTGGAAGTACGCAAACATGAGCAAGTTCGACGAAATGGCTGGCAGCGACCAGACCAAAGAGATCGAACTGCCGGGCACGAACGTTGTGTTCCGTCAGACTCCGTTTGTCACGCAGACCCCGAACTATAGCGGTACGGGCTCCATCGCTTTCCGTACCTACGTTTGCGGTAACTACGCGTACATCGGCGTGTGGCTCGAAGTTCCGGGCGACACCGATCTGGATGAAGGCGACTGGCGTACAATCGACTGTAAAGTCGTGACTGATGCTCCTCCGTCGTCTTTCGATCCGACAGCAACAATCGGCGGCTGGTGTGCTTACAAGTTTCATCGATCTGGTGCCCTCGCGGCGTAATCCGCGATGCGGAATCTTGGGTAATTGGCTTGAACCCCCGAGTGGGGAACAAGGCGGAAGTCGAAAGACACCGTGAGAGACTAAACCCTGAGACGGCCTTTGGGCCGATGCGATAGTCCGACCATACGGAACAACAACCGTATGAAGCAAACAGAAATGATTTGCTCCACTGAAAAGTGAGTAACAATACGCAGACTGTAACGCTCCCTCCGGCGAT